AGGAACGGGTGTTTACAATATGTATAAAATACATAAAGACGTAAAAAGGTTTGAAAAAAGAGATATACAGATACAAGAAATTGAGGACAAGTATTGTAAAATACAAAATCCTACCCCAGAACAACAAGCAATATGTGTAGATATTTTAAAAATTAAAGGAGCTTAGTATGGGTAAGTTTTTGCAGGATATTGACGAAATAAGCTATTGTCAAGTGGCGCCAGGAATGTTTAGACTTTTATCGCCTCTTGAGTATCAAATTTCTGAAACAGAAAAGATTATAGTACCCTTTGGATATGAAACAGATGGATATTCAAAACCTCAAGTAACAAAGGCACTTGTAGATGGTTCGTTTGGTGATGATATTCGCCCCGCTATAGTTCATGATTTTTTATGTCAATATCACGAATTTAAGAATGAATACGATGGTAATATTGTAAAAGTTAGTTTTAAGCGTGCTAATGATATTTTTTATCAAGCTATGACTGATATTAAAATGCCATTATGGAAACGTATTATTTATAGAATAGCAGTGTCTTTTAATCCTAAAAAATGGTGATTAAATGGAAAACGTGCATCAACATTGGCTACCATATCAAAAAAAATGGTTAAGCGATGATTCCCGTCTTAAAATATGGGAAAAATCAAGGCGTATTGGTGCTACATACGTTCAATCATTTGAGGATGTTATTGATTGTATATCTGGAAAAATTCAAAATGTTTGGTTTAGTTCGGCTGATGAATCAGCAGCAAGGGAATATATTATTTATTGTGATAATTTTACAAGGGCTTTGAATGTTATATTTGGCACTACCGGTCAGATGATAATAGATAGTACTGGTGATACAAAATCTTTTTCTATAAATTATTCAAACGGTGCAAGGATTAACGCCTTAACATCAAATCCTACACAATTTAGGTCAAAAGGTGGAAAGATAGTAATAGATGAGTTTGCACACCATAAAAGCGATGAAGAGCTTTGGCGTGCTGCATATCCTTCTGTTATTCAGGGCTACCCGTTGAGAATATTATCTACCCATAATCAGACAGACACAATGTTTTATAAATTTGTTAGTGAAGCAAGAGAGGGTAAAGGCGGATGGTCTCTACACAGAACAACTATTAATGATGCTGTTGAACAGGGATATGTAGAACAAACGGCATGGGGAATTAGAAAAAGAGTTGGTGTCGCTGATTGGGATATTTCAAGAGAACAGTTTTTAAAAGAAACACGTGATGGCTGTATGGATGAATGGACATGGCAACAGGAGTTTTTGTTGAGCACAGATAGGCAAGAATCAGGACTTGTTACTATTGGATTTATTGACAACTGTAATTTTGTTGATGGTAAGTGGGTTTACTCATCAGACAGTAATGTACGCCCATTGTCGTATGTTAATAATAAGATTGGTAAGGATGGTAAAAAATATTCATTACCACTACACATGTCATGCGATTTTAATAGAGACCCTAACTCGTGGATATTGGGGCATAAAGATGACGAAAACATGTACTATTTTGACGAATTAGTGCTTGAAAATTCTGCAACATCGCAGAGCGTTCAGGAGTTTTTGAGACGGTACCCAGACCATAATGAAAAAATAATTATCAATGGCGATGCTTCTGGCACACAGGATAAAGCCGATAATGAACTTAATAACTACGAGCAGATTATTGATGCTCTTACAAGGCATGGTTATGAGGTAGAATTAGAAATAAGAGCCAAGAATCCACCAATAGAAAATAGAATAGCTGCTTGGAATAGGCGCATTAGAGACCATAACGGAATACCACATGTTTTCATAGACCCCGTAAGGTGTCCATGGCTAATATATTGTTGCAAAAGATTGTCTTATATTCCGGGTAGTAGAAAAATAAAAGATACGTTTACCCCAAGCCAAATCGAGAAAAACCCAAAACTAAAATTTTTAAGAGACCCACTACATGCTGCAAGTTATGCAATAGACTACTATTGGAATCTTTTCGGATAATTATTTTGTTTTTATAAAAATACCACTTGCATTTTAAATTAAAATTTGATATACTATTAGTATAATGAGAAATATTTTAGTTTAGAATAATTATAATTCCCGGTAGCCTAATATGCTATAAACCAACCTTTTAGTAATAAAAGTGGGAGATGGTGCGAATCCATCCCGGGAATATTTTTTTATACGGAGAATATTAATGCCAGATATTGATAACTATCAAGAGGTTTTAGATAATTATTCAGAGGATGCTATTAATTTTGTTACTAAAAGATGGGCTAAGTGGGATAAAGCTAGACAGTCTACGCTTGAATTAAACGCAGAAGTAGAAAAACATCTTTACTATGCAGATAAAAAAGATTTATATGGAAAACTACCAGACTTATATGAATTGTATGATGCTTTAGTATCGCAATTTGATAATTCACTTTTTAAATCACCTGATGCATTATTTAATGTATATCTACCACAACAATTACCAGAGGGACTAGAAGTTGGAAATGTCAGGGCTATTAAAAAGGCAGAAATACTAAGAGAATTAAAGAACGGAAGAATAATAGAAGAGTATTCAGAATGTTTAAAGGAAAGCCTCATAAAACAAGGCGAATGGATTTTATTTCATAAATGGTCAGAAGATTATGATAGCGAAAGAGTAGAAACAGAAGATGAGCAGGAAGGATTTTCATATTCATTTCAGCCTGTTTTAAAACATAAAGGGGTCATGGTTGATTGGATAGAACCAAAACATTTTGTTATTGATGTTAGTAGGATAAAAAATTATAAAAGTTCTGAATGTGTAAAAATAGTAAGAGATTATCTAAGTGTAGATAAGCTATTAGAAATAGAATTTTATAAAGAACTTGCTAGTCAGCAAGAAAAAGAATTAAGAGAGTTGGTAGACGAAGATGATGAACCAAAAGATTACTTCTATGACAATGAAGAACTTAATGAAGTAGAGGGCGACCAGCTTGAGATACTTGAGCTTTGGGGCGATATTAAAATAAAGGGCAAAATATATAAAGACGTTGTTGTAGCCGTTGCTGGCGGAAAATATATAGTAAGATTTGAAAAAAACCCGTATGGTAGATGTCCTTTTGTGTTCTATAGAGGAATGGTAGATAAAAAAACCAGACGTGGATTATCTCCATTAATAAATGCCGTTGGTCTCAACCAAAAAGGAAGCGATATTTTTGATTGCACACTGGAGGCACTAAGACAGGCAAACAATCCTAACTGGTTAGCAGCAGAGGGGCAATTATCTGGCGAAAAGCAAGACCTACGTGGTGGCGGAAAGGTGTTAACATGGAAAGCAGGGAAAGCAGGGCAACAAACGCCGCCACAAGAAATAAATTCATATAAACAAGTTCCTGTAAACTTTGAAATAAATGCATATATAGAAAAGAAAATGGAGAATGCTATTGGTATTACCAAATTTGACATTGGTGAACAACTTAACAAACAGCAAACACTTGGACAATCCAAGATGATGCAGTCTGGCGCAAGTACACGTGCCAGTAGGGAAATATTAAGATTCTCAAGTAATGCAGTTATTCCAAGCATTGAACTTGTTTCTGTTATGATTAGAGATTTTAGGGTTGGTAATGAGCCAGAGGAGTTGTTGTTTATTCCGGAGAACGAAGCAAGGGAACAGGTTGGAAGGGTTACGCCAGATATTAGGCATATAAAACATGAAATAACCCTTGGAAGTTCACAGTTAATACTTGAACAAAAGGCTAGACTTGCTGAACTTATGCCTTTTGCGCAGGCTGTAAACGCATTAGCCGGAAAGCCTATGTTTAATGCTGAACAGTTCTGGAAATTTGGCGCACAAGCATTTGAAATACAAGACCCTAAGGCATTTATGGTACAAGATGAAATAGACCAATTTTTATCACAATTCCCACAAGAGCAGAGAGGGCAGGTAAAACAAAGAATGGTAGAACTAATACAACAGGAGATACAACAGAATGTCGCAATCCAGCAATCAGGAGGCGCTCAAGTTCCAAATAGCACAGAAAATATCCAACCTGTACAACAGCAGTGGATATAATGAATATAAAGCACTACTAATAGAAGAAATATATGACGATATAAACTATAATAATATCGAGACACCGTTAAAAGCATATCAAACACTTTCTATAATGCTTGGAAGAAAAAGACAGTTTGAAATAATTAAAGAACAAAAAGAACTTGCAGATAGATTAAAAAAGGATGACGAAGATGAATGACGATTTAAATCTTGAAAACGAAGACCTACAGAATGACGAATCTCTGGATGATGAAGACATTGACGAGCAAGACGAAGATGGCAATAGTGGAAACAGTGGCACTGATTCACAAGAGCCGCAGTTAATTCTTGGAAAATACAAAACAGTAGAAGAGGCAGAAAATGACCTCAAAGCTCGTCAAGAAGCCCTTGAAAAACAAGAGCTTGATTCCATTTCAGCACTTAAAAAAGAGCTTTCTGACACAAAGGATGTGTTAAAGCAAAAAACAGGTATGATTGACAAATCCCAGATAGAAATTTATGAAGCAAACCAGCAGGTAAATGATGAATTTTTTAACAGAGAAGTTAAATTACTGGCTAAATATTTTGACATTCCTACCGATATTAATAGTAATGACTTTGCTAACGCATACCAATCAATAGTAAATGATTTAGCTGGCAATATATCAAAACTAACACCACAGGCAGCGGCTTTATTTACTACAGAATTATTAGACCTAAAAACAGAAAGAGATAAAGCACAGTCTATAGTAAGAGAAAAATATATTAATTGGATTAAGGCTAATAACGAATCCGCAAAGCAATCGCTATCTGTCTTTATTAGTGAACAATACAAAGACCAACCAGAGGAGCTTAAAAAAGATATAGAAAGTCTCTTTGAAAGTACAGTAGCACAGTATCAAGAAAAGGGTATTGAACTTGATATAAATATGTTCCAGAACGATATTAAAAATATTTCTGCTATGACACAAAAAGCCTATAATCTTGGCATAGAACAAGGCAAAAAGGATATACAACTTGAAAATTCAAACAATAAGCAAATTAAAAAACTTGGCGGTATAACTGGCTCTGATAAGGAAAATAAGCCAAGTAGCACCATTGATAGTCTGGAAGCGTATAATAAAATGTCGGCAAAAGAAAGAGCTAAGTTTATTGCAGGGTAACTATTGTAAAAAAGAAAGGAACAGAAAAACATGACAAATCAACTTTTACAGGAAGCAATCCCCCGTTTTTATGCGGATGGCGGCGAAGAAATTTTAAGAAATGAAGCCGTTATTTTGGATAGCGCAACAATGAAATTTTCATCCAAGGTGTCAAACATGGGTGATGAAATTGATGTACTTATTGACCCTATCGTAGCTGGTTCCGCTTATACCGGTGGAGACTATGCAACACACGAAACGCCAACACGGACAACAGAAAAGGTAAAGGTAAACAAGGGTTTTCAGATACCTTTTAGACTAAAAGAAGCTGACCAAGTTCAGGGTAAAGATGTAATTAAATTAGCTAAATCCTTGGCAAAAAGCGGATTAACTAGCTTTGCACTACAAGCAGAGGCAGATGCGGCAGCTCTTTATACCGAAGCTGGAATACCATTAACACCTTCCGCTGGTGATGCTTATGATATTGACGAAGACACAGCATACAGGGTATTAGCATACGCAGCAGCTCAAGCCGATGCTCATAAGTGGCCCCAACAGGGTAGAATAGCATACCTTGACCCATATTTCTGCATGTATCTTGGTATTGAGGCACTCAAGCTCGGTGGCGCAAATTCTTCACAAGACGAATACAAAAACGGAAAAACTGGAAGGAAAATAGCTGGATTTGAAATTAGAATGTCAAATACTCTGTATAACGCCGGTGGTATTTACAGACCTTTATTCACTCTTGATAAGCAATCAATGGCTTATGTGTTACAGAAAAAAATTAATATAACACATAAAACACAAGTTGGAAGTCCTGACGATTTCTATGAAGGTCATGCGTACTACGGCATTAAGGTCTACAGAGCAGACAAATTAATGACACTTCCTACATCATACCCAAGTCTTAACCCACAGTAGTAATATAAAACAGAAAGGATAAACGACAATGGCTAAAAGAAAATCAGGTTTTTTACAAATAAATGATGCCGATATAAGCGCATATAGCGTAACGGCAAGTTTTAATTCCGATTCAGTAACGGGTATTTCAGGGTCTATCATTTTCAACGCATGGCAGTTTGCGGTAAATAGCAATATTGCCGCAGATGCAGTATTGGTACTAACCCCTGAATGTTCCTTCGATGGTGTAACATTCTTCCCTATTACAGATGCGGGTTCATTAACTCTTAGTTCTACAACCCCAGACGGTGTAATATCTTTTGAAAATATTTTCCCACATGCAAGACTTGCTGTGGTTAAGAGCGGTACGGAAAATCCTTCAATCACAGCACATTACGCATGTTCTGCATCGCCTGTTGTCCAACCAAAAGCAATTTCAGCCGGTGCATTATCTGCCACAAGTGGTGCATTTTCTGGAAACGTAACAATGGCTGGAACATTGGCAGTAACAGGAGCGCAAACATTAACAGGTAACACAACATTCGGTGGTACTATCACTGGTGGTGCATCTTCCGACATCACTATCAATTCAAACAAATTCACAGTAGCGGCTTCTAGTGGTAATACGACTGTTGCTGGAACACTGGCAGTAACAGGAGCGCAAACATTAACTGGTAACACAACATTCGCTGGTACTATCACTGGTGGTGCATCTTCCGACATCGCTATCAATACAGACAAATTCACAGTAGCGGCTTCTAGTGGTAATACGACTGTTGCTGGAACACTTGGAGTTACAGGAACATCGACAATGGCAGGTGCGGTTGTAATGTCCAATGCTTCTATAAAGATGACTGCGCTTCCAACAACAGACCCGTCCGTTGCCGGTCAGTTATATTTAGATAATGGA